ACGTTCGATTTTATCGGTGTAGGGGGTGCCCTTCAATCTCGTCACTATGACGGCCTTTGTATTCAGGACGACTTGGTTGGTAAAAAGGCTCTAGAATCAGTATCATTGATGGAAAAAACCATCGATTATCACAAACTACTAGTAGGAGTGTTTGAAAATCCCGATGACGCGACACACGAGAACGATGAGTTTATTGTTGGGAATCGGTGGTCTTATACTGACCTGGATGCTCATATACGAGAGAATGAGGTTTGGTTTAATATCGTTAATCACTCTGCTCTTGGTGGGTGCTGTAATCTCCACCCGCCAGATACACCTATCTTCCCCGAAGAATTTGACTTTAACAAACTCCTACGGCTCAAAGAGCGCCTCGGTAACTACCATTTCTCCTGTCAGTTCCTCAACAACCCCGCTGCCCCTGAGAACGCAGACTTCAAGCAAGAGTGGCTTGGCTTCTTCTCGCTAGATAAGGATCCGCAGGGACGGCTCTTTATAAAGCACGAGGTGCAGAATGGAGTTGTTCGCCCTGATTCCCGTGTCGCAAATCTTAATATCGTTATGGCAAGCGATCCTAATCATAGCGGTAACAGCGGTCTGGGCCGTTGCCGTCACAGCATTGTGGTCGTTGGCCAATCGGCGGACGGCTACTATTACCTTCTCGATTCTTGGGCGCAAGGTATCGGTTATGATGCGTATATCAAGGAAATCTACGCGAGGGCGGCGCAGTGGAAGCTCCGCAAATTTGGGCTCGAGACAGTCGCAAGTCAAAAATACCTCGCATACCACATCGACGTAATGAATCGCTTGGAAGGTCGTAGCCTAAAGATAGTCGATCTAAAGGGAGAAGTGGAGGGACCGGATGGGGAACTTACAAGAAAGAAAGAATGGCGAATCCGTAACGTACTTGCTCCGATATTCGAATCAGGTAAGTTCTTCATACAACGACGGCACCAAGACTTCCTTGGAGAATACACTACGTTTCCCAGGGGTCGGTACGTCGACATCCTGGACGCACTCGCATATACTCCACAGATGATTAAGCTTCCATATTCGTATGAGATGAATATGAAGATGTTGCAAGAAAATCAAAGGGGGGCAGCATTGGTGGGACAGCCCTATTCCACACCCATACACTAGGAGATGCAAGTGGAGACTGTCACACAGTTTTTTACAGATCATCAGGTGCTTTGTACGCTCGGAGCAGGGTATGTATGGTCGGCGTTTATTAGTGCCCTTCCGGCCCCGACCGCGGCGTCAAGCACCCTATATCGGTTTTGGTTCTCTTTCTTCAATGTGTTGGCAGCGAATATCAGTCGGGCCCAGAGTACGAGGATCGAATCGAGTCCCAACTTCGCCTCGGCGGTGAATACAATTAATGCTCAGCACGGGGTGGAGAAGGCGGTGGTGGAGGTCGATTCCTCGGGAAAGAAGGGAGCGTAGGATATGTTGCTATTGATACTTGTTTTGCTCTTGCTCTTCGGCGTGGGTGGTGGTAGCTATTATAACGATGGAGCGTATCGAGGGTATGGTTGGGGACTCGGTACGGTTGTCTTGGTTATCATCTTGTTGATGCTCTTTGGCGTTATCGGTGGTTCACCTTATCATTGGAGGTTTTAATGACGTGGCTTAAGAAAATTGGTCTGGATGCTCTGAAGTACCTTCCTATCCTCCTCGGCCTTGGCCAGCTTGCTATCCAGGCTACACCGGGGAATACAACTGTAACGAGGGTGGTTGGGGATTTGAATGCCCTTCCAAACCTAGTCGTGCAGGGGGAGGCTCTTATCAAGGCCGCGGAAGGGGCGAAATCGGGCTCAGCGAAGCTGGCAGCGGTAGCTCCGGGAGTGCAGGCTCTCTTGACTACGTATGTGGAGAATAACCTCCCCGGCTCTCCGAAGATTAAGAACCCCACTCTCGCAGCTAGTGCTGCCGCAGCTATTACAAGCGGGCTCGCGGACTTTCTAAACGCCTTCGAGTAAGATGTCGAATATACTACAAGTCGCGAAGCTGCCTCCGTATAAGGAGGAGGCGCTGGCTCGTCACCTTGATAGTAGGATACAGGCTATCGAGTCCGGGAGTAGTGACTTGTGGCATAATAAGTATCCCAAGTGGCGTGCAGGGTATGATGCGACTCCGCGTGAGGAAACTAGAATGTTCCCGTTTCAAAACGCGAGCAACCTAGTTATTCCTATCATAGCGATACACGCTGATACCTTGCACGCCAGGATTATGTCGGGGATCTTCAAGACGGATCCGTTGTTTCAAACGAGTATATATGGAAAGTGGGGTACGGAGGAGGAGGTTGGGGATCTCAAGGAGGCTCTTCAGGAGTATCTGAAGTATGTTGGGATTGAGCCACAGGAGCTGGACCTGTATCGAGTCTACAACGAATACTTCCTGGAGTGCATTAAATACGGGACCTCTACGATTAAGTGTCCCTGGGAGAAGAAGCTACGCTCCATGTTGTTGCCGACTAGCCTCGGGGATGCCCTCAAACCGTATGAGGCGAATAAGAAAGACTTCGTAGAGGAAACGATATACGAAGGACCGCGGCCTGAGAAACTACCCTTTGACACCTTCGGTATCCCCGCCTCGGCTAAGTCCCTAGAGGACGCGGATATTAAGTACCATCGGAAGCCGATGCTACGATGGCAGCTTCTTGAGCGTCGTTATTCCGGAGTCTATGACAAAGAGGCGGTGGACGCCGTTCTTGGGATGCCGGATAGGACTTCTCCTCGGGAGACTCAAAAGCAGACACAGCAAGATGCCGGCGTCACTCCTGGGAATGTCGCCCAACCAGAGTGGGATGTATTTGAGTGTATGGTTCAGTGGCGCTATGAGGACGATGCGTTTGCGCCGAAGATGGTGGTATCTTACCACAAGAAATCGAGAAAGATCCTTCGGGTCCTATACGATAATTTCAAGGACGAATGGTATGTCGGTGCGCGGCTCGGCCGAAAAGATGACATGTATCACGGCATGGGCTTTGCGGAGATTCTCTGGTATTTCCAGGAGGAAGCCAGTGAAAAACATAATGGAAGGAACGACAACCAAACAGTCGCCAATACCAGAGTTTGGAGAGTCTCCCCAGAAAGCAAGCTGCATCAAGGTTATCGTATCTATCCATCAGCAATGCTCCCTGCTGAAGAAGGCGAGATTGAGCCTATGGCTCATGGGGAGATTAGCTCGACTAATATGGATGAGGAAAGACTCACTCTTGAACTTGCCGAGCGTCGATCTGGAGTATCTCCACCCCAGCAAGGTTTCGGGGCCGGCACCATGTCAGGTAAGCGTGGCGTGTACTCAGCAATGGGCACACTCTCTCTTCTGCAAGAGGGAAATAGAAGAAGTGACCTTACTCTCTCAGACATCCGAGATGCGCATGTTCGACTGGGTAGAATCGTTACCCGGCAATATCATGAACTCGGAGCAGGGAGTACGTTCTGTACGGAGCGCTACAAATTGTTCGGAGAACGAGGGGAGATTATTAAGAAAGCTCTGAGGATGTTGGTAGAGAGGAAGATGGGGATTCCTGTGTATGCCTCCTCCGCCTCGGTAAACAAAGAAGTAGAGAAGCAAAATGATATTATGCTATCGCAGATCGTTGCGAAGCACTATTCGATGATCTCTCAGTTGCTTATGCAACTCAATCAGGGCGCGATTCCTCCTCAGGTAAAAGAATATAGCCTACAGATTATCGACGCCTCCAACTACCTAATGAAAGGGATTCTAAAGCACTTCGACCACGATGACGTGGATCGACTGATACCGGACCCACTGAAGAAAGCCAGAGCAGCAGCGATAGGAGCCCCGCCCAATGGACAGCAGCAGCAGCCTCCCCAACAAGCCCCCGCTCAGCCCGCGGCAGGTCCTCCTCAGCCGCCACAGCTCCCTCCTCAGATGGCTCCTGGAGGAGGAGGGGGTCCTATTCAGTAGGTGGCTTGAGTCCCTCTTGGAAAAGAGGGAGAAGGATTTGCACCGCTCAGATGAGGCGTATGAGATATACCGAGCACAGGGAGCAACGAGTATTTTGAATGAGATATTGAATCTCGAAACGGACTTAAGAGTTTATGCAAGGAATGTTTTAGAGGGTAAAATAGAGCCCATTAAGGAGGAGTAAGATGTCTTGGTATAATAGTGAGAAGGATAAGAAGAAGCTGGGAAAGTGGGGGGATAAGTCCGACGACGAGATCGTAGCGGCCCTCAATAAAGCGGAGACGCTTGAGACGGAAGTCGCGGACCTCAAAAAGAAAGATACCGAGAGGGATGGAATCGTTCAGACTCTTAAGACGAATTTCGACTCCGTTAAGAGCAAGCTCGATAGTATTGAGGCGAATAGCAATCGAAGGCAACAGGCTCCTCCAAAGGAAGATGCCGAAGAGAGTCCGGACTTTATCACCGATCCCGATGCGGCCTTCAACAAGCGAGCCCAACCACTTGCCGCGGCGACGATGAATACCGCTGCGCAGATAGCAAAGATGCAGGCTCAGCAGAATTTAACTAGGAACTCTAAGGATGGTATCGACGGCCGGCTCTTTGAACACTGGGGGTCGGAGATCGATAGCATCGCCAAGAACACTCCCTTGGCCATCCTCGGCAATCCCCAAGTCTGGGTCGGTATGTTCTTGCAAGTCAAGGGATACCATGCCGATGAGCTGTCGGATCCAAATACCCGAAAAGAAAAATACGCCTTCCTAGAGCCATCGACCCACGCCGTAGTCAACCAGCCGCAGTCAGGGGCCAAAGGCGAGGAGCCTACGGAGCAGGAACGGAAGATTGCGGGTAAGATGGGGATTAAAATCGAAGACTATATGAAGAACAAGAAGGCCATGACCTTCGTGGGAGCATAAGATGCCAGTGCCAGTACAGCCAAATCAAGTCGGGCCGAATCCTGTGACACAGCCGCAGGGAGTCCCCTTTACAAACGCGACAGTCCCAAAGCCAGTAGAGGAGCGATACATCCCCGATAACGAGATCGTCGCCCGCCCTCTTACTACTCCGGACTTTATCAACATGCAGCCGAAGAATAAGAATATGAAGTTTCGCTGGGGCAATCGCTCTGTCGGGGATAAGGAGTCGAGGCTGCGTATTAATGAGTTGATTGCCCGCGGATTTCGTCCGGCCAAGCCGGAGGACGTGGAGGGGTGGGACAAGGACCCGGAGAAGAGTAAGGTCCCAGACTCCTTGGTTATCAACGGACAGATCCTATATGGGGACTTGATGTTGCTTATCATCTCCCGGCAAGCCTATGACGGCGCGATTAAGTACAACGAACAAACCGCGAAGATGCGCGTACAAAAGCGGGGAGATAATCCCGAACAAGAGACGTTGCTTAAAAAGGCCGCTCACGGCAAGGTTACGTTCTATGAGCCGCCAAGCGGGGACACAGAGAAGGCGCTGAGAGATAACGAAAACGCCCCGAAAATGAAGTAACAAGAGATTCGAGCGGCCGCCCCCGTCTCGATATACCAAGAAAGGAGTCGCATAGATGGCTAGTTCCGAGATACATTCTGTACAATCGACAAGCGGCAACCAGCCTCGTATGCGGCGTATCATTGAGGAGGCCGGACAGACGTTCCTGTCGGGGACTCCTGTGCAGATTGCCTCTGGAGACGGGGGCATCAAGGCATGGGATGGAACCACGGTAGCGTTGGGAATTGCCGGCTTTTCAAAAGAAGGTGGGAATAACCTGGCTGCGCTAGGTGTCAACCCACTTCCATCAGTGACGCCGAAGCAGAGCCTCGTATTTGGTTCTGTTCCATATGAGACTAGCGCCGTAAACATCGGTCGGCCGCTGTTCAACGACGGTCGGATCGGCTTCGAGGCGTCGGATGGAGATACAATCTTTATCGGACAAGTTGGCCCCGCGCAGACGGTTGCAGCGACTGACGTTGGGAAGCAGTACGGTATGACGATTGATAGTGATGGTCATTGGTTCGTGGATAAGACGAAGTCTACGGTGGGTACGAATACCGTCGTGACGGTAGTCCGACTCGATCCGAATGATCAATCCGCATCGCCGAGGGGCGTGTATTTTGTTGTGACCCCTGGCGCGGCTCAGTTGCAGGCATAGCGATGACAATGGTTCGTGGGCAGTTCGCTCAATTAATGGCTCCCGGTCTACACGGCACCTTCTTACACTGGGTTGATATGCTTCAACGGGATGAGGAGTACTCTCATCTTTTCCACATGGAAACCAGTAAGATGGCGTATGAGGATGAGGTCGAATTCGCCGGCTTGCCTCCAATGGTGGAGAAGCCGGAGGGAGAGAGTGTCAGCTACGCCGATGCAATTCAGGGCGGCTCCAAGCGATACCTCCATCTTACGTATGCTCTGGGAGTTCGGTGCTCCTTTGAGCTATATGAGGATGACCAGT